GATCATCTGAATCCATTTCACATCTAAATCTAAATCCTCTTGCAATAAATGTTCCATTTGCAAAAGTGTTAAACCTAGAAAATGGTTTACTAATATTACACTGCGAACCATCTGAAATACTGGCACTTGTATCTGATTTAAGTCTGAATATAGAAGAGCTTACTACTTGTATTACTTCATAAAAACCAGAAACACCACCACCTGATGTTGCATTAAATTGTATAAAGTCTCCTACTGTTAAACCATGACCTGTGGCATTAGAAACAGTAATTGTTGTACTGCCTTGTCCGTATGTTACATTTTGTGTTGCATCAGGGTCAAAGTCAGTAGTAGCAACCAATAATTTTGCATTAACATCAAACGCAGTAGCAGCATCAAAATCTGTCCAAGTATCAATATTACCTGACCTCTTATCAATTAAATCATTAGGATAAAAACCTTGAGTAACAAAATGACGTTTTAAACGTAATGGTTGTTTACCACCTAAATCTAAAGTATTCGCAAAATCATAGTGACCACCAGTAATATCTACAGCACCAATAAAGTCAAAATCAGCAATAGCATCAAAATCTGGTTCTGAGTCGAGCGTTACCAAAGAACCGAGTACAAGGCCATTAACATCATCGCTAAAAAAACAATCGACTTTTGTACCCGCGAAAGGTGGGCTATCTGTATCTTCTCGATCAACAAAAACTGCTAACTTTGGTTGTGGGTCAGGAGTTGTAACAACTACAGATGTTTCACCGCTACTTAAGCGTCCCCCATCATCGCGGAACTTGAGAATGTATTCTCCATCAATAGCCGGGACCAAAGTTTCTGCAACGCTACCGGGCAAAGCTGGGATTATGTCCACTGAATTTGTAAAAGTTCCTGTACCATCTGTAAGATTGCTATGCCTCACAACCACGTTTCCACCGTGGGTTACGTCAATATCTGTTGCTTTGTCGAAACGTAATCTAATAAATTGATCTGATACTGGCTCAACAAGCAAACCAGTTACATCTTGCGGTACAGCAGTTTTACCAATAGCTTGAAAAGTTAAATCATTTGAGGTTGCAGAAAGACGACCCTGTACGTTGTAGCTAAAAACTTGTATTTCGTATGTACCTAACTGACTATTCATAATTTCAAAGTCAGGTTTAGATACTTTTTGTGAAACAAAATTACCATTCGCAAACCTATAGTTAACTTGATATTCCAAAACCCCTACTATCGGTTGCCAAGTTATGACTATTTTTGAAACTGCTTGATTGTTAATTGGTACAATTTTTTCTACAGCGCTCAGGTTAGAGGGTGGTGGCGATAATTCATTTAGTATTGATACGTTTCTGGTTGGCAGTTGTGTACCATCTTCTATGAAATCATATTTACCGGGGACATAAGAAAGTGCAGTTATCGAATAGTTAATACCGTCCTGTTCTTCGATTGTGATGACCCTAAATTTTTGTGCCTGCACTGTTGTATTTTCTAATAACCAAACTGTATTTACATTTGGCGTTTGTGAAAAAGCCTCTGATACTGTGATCTGACCGCCTGATATTGCGCTAATATTTTTTGTTTCAACTGTCCCATCTGGCAAAACGAGGCTTAAAGTTGGGCTGTTGTCTGTTGTTAGGTCTGTGGCGTTTGTATCATCAACAGTTACGACAGTTGTAGAAGTTACCCCAGCTAACCTACCACCGCGCCTTACACCGGCTCTTAATGGGTCATTTATGTCAATAATGCTACCGGGTCTTACAATTACGCCACTATCAACAGAGGTAGAAAAACTTACTATTTCAGATTCATTTTGTTCAGCAAATAAAATTGCTCGCCCAAGCCTAGCCGCCTGACCTCTAGAGGTACACGCAAATGCTTTTACTTGTTTTGTAATAGTGCCTAGTTTTGTTATGGCGGTACTATCTTCTACAACTTCGTAATCAATCTCTTGACTATCCATATTGAAATAAGATACCGCAACTACACTATGTCTTTGTTTCAAACTGCTCCCGGAGTAGCTAAAACCATCAGAGGAAATATTGCTTAAATTGAATAAATAACTGGCATCTTTTGGAGAGTCCTGAGTTATTGTAATCGTACCGGCAGACCATATTGGCATACAACGCATAACGCCAGACAACTCATTGATGAGATCGTATGCCTCGTTTGACGATTGAATATTTACGTTGCAAGAGAATCTAGCTTCTTGTCCTCCTTGGCCATCGTCTACAAGTGTATTGGCGTATTTACTGGCCGTGACAAAAGAAAATAAATCTAAACTAGCATCTACAATATGATCGCCGAAACCATAACGGCTATTCGTTAAAAGGTCTAGTAAACACATTGCCGGACAATTTGTATATGTCGCGGCTCCCATTACACCGTTAAAAACGTAGCCATCAGGGTAAATTATTCTTCCTGTGGCATTATCAACAGTTGGAGTACCAGAACTGTTTGCACCAGCCCCCGGAATCCTGACCTTAATTCCTCGAATCCTATATTTTCTTGATGGTATAGATGAAAATAGCTGAGAATCTAGGCGTATTGCATTGTAAGCAGAGTTAGCATAGGTACTAGCGTCATCGACTATCTCAGCAAAACTTGTCCATTGAAAGGCGTTAATTGTACTAGAACTGGTGCTATCGTCAGTTATCCTTGTGACTCTAATATCCACCGGGAAAGAACCTGTGATTTCAACTGAAAAATCTTTTTGGTATGCGTCCGCGGTTCTTCCTGTAACTGTATCGGTATGAACATCGGTAAAACCGCCTGAGTTGTATTGGACAGAAATTTTAAAGCTAACTGTATCTCCTAATAAATCTCCTTGATCTGTAGCTATCTGGATTTGTGGAAAGGTTATTGTAACTTTTATCCTATCTACATTTGTATTTGTAATTTGTCTTGTTACTGGGCTATCTTTAGTAACTGTTGTACCAACCGGGGTAACTGAAGAACTACTTTCAATACCAGATATTTTTGTTTGGTTTGCAGTTCCAAAACGAGATTTAAAAGTAACATTTTGAAAATTAAAATCATTATCAGCGGGACTACTTGAACTGGCAGTTGATTTTAGTACTGGCGTATCGTTTAAAAAAACGTCTTTTAAATATGCGTTTTTGTAAGCCGTTGAGGTTTTGTCTGTTATCCCTTCTTTTGAAGCTGATGCACTTCCTTCTATCTCTCCCTCAGAAATTAAGTCCAAAAAAGTTGCAAACTGCTTGCTGTGCAGTGTATCTGGTGTTCTTGTCGGTTGTGGTGGTGGCGGTGGGCTACCACCTCCCCCAGAACCTCTAATAATTTTTTTATCTTCCATCATGCTTGTACTTGCTCCGTATCAACGCCCCCAGAAATTACAACAGACCCGGTAACAATCTCCCCATATACAATAGGAACCGGTGTACCCGCTCTGCTAGTTTGCTGCGTCCCACTAAAGCCGAATGAAATTCTTGGGTCTTGTTCTGATGTAAACTCTCTTGGCTTGGGTACTGGAAATAACATACCACTTACGCCACCTAGAACAAGGGCTGCACCTAAATAACTTGCAGCGGTTCCAATAGTTGCGTACAAACCAGCATTGGCAACAGGGCCGCCAAAAATACCAAAAGCTGTATTACCAAACAAACCACCTCCCGGCATCATTAAACTAAAACCTATTAATGCAGCACCTAATAAAACTTTTCCAAAATTACCACCAGCACCAGTAATTACCGGTACAAATTTTATATCTGATTGTCCTACTGGAAAATGTAATGTGTCTGTTTCTACTTCATCTTTATCAACCAAAACTTTGTAATATCGGTTGCTCATGTGCGCTTCAAGTTCTGGAAAGTTATTAATCAAAAAAGAAACTGCCTGAGCAGTTGTAGAGACTTCAACATCAAACTCTTTGTGTCCTACAAACTCTGCTAACTCTCCGTATAATTTAACTTTTCGCATAACGTAGCCTCTTGCCGGTACATTTTAGCAACCATTCGTTGTATGGTTCTTTACAGCTTAGTCTATCTGCTAAATGATGCAAAATCATATCGCCTAAAAAAATTGCCACATGATTTAAACCAGCCGCACCAATAGACATAAAAAGTAGATCGCCTTTTTCAAGTTTTTCTTCTGGTCTAAGTTCTCTAAAACCAGTACGCCACGCGCAACTCTCAAACATGGGATTTTCTAGAAACTCCTCTGGTGTAATAGGTCTTTGCCAATCTCTTAGCTCAATATTTTTTTCTTGTTTATACCAATCTCTAACGAGTGACCAGCAATCTGTCACGCCCCAAACCCAAGGTCTA